GGTTCACCATAGTTTGCTTTTTGTGATACGTTGATTTGTGCAGGCATATAAAGAGTTACAGAGCCCACAGAATGTCTTCTGGGTGGTCTGGGAACAACTATGTTTTGGGGCGAGTTATCTGGCAGTTCTGAGTGAGCGCCACCAGTTAAAGAAATGCCTTCATTCATTTGCACCTTAGAAGTAAATCTAACAAAGTGTCCAGCGTTGTGTCCACGCCTAGCACCATATTCTAAATTGCCATGATTTGCAATTCTGCCGGGCGTCCCAACAAAATTTTGAATAGGTCTTGAACCAAATCTGACGGTAAATCCCATACCTAAATACTCCTAGAAAGTTTCATAAAAGTATTTATAAGGTTTGTCATGGCATATAGTGGAAAATACATACCAACTAACATAACAAAATATCGTGGAGATGTCAATAAGATTTTCTACCGTTCTCTGTGGGAGCGTAGATTTATGGTGTATTGTGACAACACTAAAGAGATATTAGAGTGGGGTAGTGAAGAAGTTATCATACCATATGTATCTCCCCTTGACGGAAAACTGCGGCGATATTTCCCTGATTTCTACATAAAAGTGCGGCAAAAAGACAAGACTATCAAAAAGATGATAATTGAAGTCAAACCAAAAGCACAATGTGGCCCACCCAAAACTCCTAAACGCAAAACTCAAAGGTTTATAAATGAAGTCCGTACATGGGGCGTCAACCAAGCAAAATGGGAGGCGGCAATAGAATGGTGCAAAGACAGAGGTATGGAATTTAAGATTCTAACTGAAGACCATGTAGGTTAGTCGTATAAATAGAAGTATGACTTACTTTGATGAAATATTAGAAAGAAGTGGTGGCAACGAAAGGTCTGTCAGATGGTTTAGACAGCAGATTCGTGATTTAGGAACACCAGCACCAAGAGAACTTATCAGTGAGGGCAAGGTAAGAGCTGCCCCTATGTTTGGTAAAATGAACTTTTACCTGTATGATCCAAAGTATAAAGCACAATTACCATATTACGATAGATTCCCACTCATCCTGCCCATTGAGATTGCAGAGGGTGGATTTATTGGATTGAACTTCCACTATCTATCAATCCCCATGCGAGTAAAACTCTTAAATGTAATATCGGAATATGCATCAGATGATAAACTAACAGATAAAACAAGAATTCGTTTGACATGGAATAGAATAAAAAGAAATCCACTAGTCAAACCTACAGTAAAAAGATACTTACTAGAACATGTTAGATCACCATTTAGAGTGATTGATGCAGATGAAATGATGACAGCAGTATTGTTACCAGTACAAAAGTTTGTCAAAGCAAGTGAAAACAAAGTATATTCTGATTCCAGAAGGATGGCACGATAATGGGAAGTAAAATACAAGCATTCCAAAAAACCTTTCGCAAAGGTATTGCAAAACCAAATCTATTTCATGTGATGATGAACCCACCAGCTGGTGTGTCATGGAATGATGCAGAGATGGAACTTAGAGTCCAGAGTGTTACCATGCCTGGCAAGAACATCACAACCACACCAAATGATAATGCATATGGCCCATCCTATGAGATGGCAAACGGTATCAGTTTTGCTGAGGATATTGAAATTACATATGTCCTTGATGCAGATCATAGAGCAAGAGAATTTTTCAATGGTTGGCAGGATAGAATTGTAAATCCAAGTACATATGATTTGAACTATTATGATGATTATGTAGGAACAATGACAATATACCAATTAGATCAGAATGATAATTCTGCTGCAGCAATAAAATTACACGAAGTGTATCCAAAGACAGTTGGGCCACTTCAGTACAGTATGGATCAAGGTAGTAGCACGTTGACAGTGACAGTAAATATGGCGTTCAAAAATTGGACTCCTCTGGTTGTAAACTTTAATGGAACACATGTAGCATCTTGGATAGATGATAGTAATTTTAATGCTAATGCATTTGGTCTTGGTGGTTATCGTAGTCAGGCATTGAGTGAACTGTATAGAATTCAATCAATGTTTGGAATCGGACTACCACCAAATGTAACTGGTGCATTGAATAGAGTTCAGACATTTACTAACATTGCATCCAACCCTTTGAATTTTCTGAAACGAACAATCTCCAGTAGGATTGGTAGAAGACTAAGTTTCAGACTCTAATGAGCGATATAAATAATAGTAACATAATGTAATAGGAGAATAATTATGGCATTACCAAAGCTTGCTACGGCAAAGTATGAGTTGACACTCCCCTCAACAGGACAGAAAGTACAGTATCGTCCCTTCTTGGTTAAAGAAGAAAAGATTCTACTGACTGCACAGTCTACAGGGGAAGATGCTGACATGTTAAGAGCAGTTGAACAGATTATCGAAAACTGCACATTCGGCGAACTAAAAACAGGAGAACTACCGTTCTTTGATATTGAATACGTTTTTATCAAACTACGTTCTAAGTCTATTGGAGAAGTTGCAACAGTAAAAATAACTTGTCCAGATGATAAAGAGACAAAGGTGGAAGTTGATATTAACCTTGATGAAGTAGAGTGTGTGCGAGAAGTATCACATTCTTCAGAGATTAAACTGACTGATGATATTGGTATGACACTGGAATACCCTCGTATTGATAGTATTGCAGAGATGACAAATGTATCAGATGGTGAAGCGGGATTTGAAATTGTGAAGCGTTGTATTTCACAGATTTATGATAAAGAAAACGTATATGCGAAATCAGATATGGATTCTAAAGAACTAGAGGAGTTTGTTGATTCACTGTCTCATAAACAGTTTGAACAGGTTCAAGAGTTTTTTAATACTATGCCTAAAGTGAAACATTCAGTTAAAGTAAAGAACCCAAATACAGGGGTGGAGAGTGAAGTAGTAATTGAGGGTATGCAGAATTTTTTCTAATAGCCCTCTCTCATAACAACCTTGAGAATTACTACCGATTAAATTTTACACTTATGCATCAGCATAATTATTCTTTAACTGAAATCGAAAGTATGTTGCCGTGGGAGAGGGAGATATATGTTTCCATGTTGCAACAATACTTGGAAGAACAAGAAATGCGAGCAAGACACAATGCCGCAGATAAAAGGGGATAATTATGTCAGAAGAAGAAGTTAAGACAACAAGTCATCATCCAGCAGATACTAATGGTGATGGTAAAGTTTCTGATGAAGAACACGCAATGTACATGGAGTTCAAGCGTAAAGAACTAGAAGATAACGATGCCATGAGGGACGCTCAGCGCTCAATGACATGGTTCGCTCTGTTTGGACTACTATTGTATCCATTTGCAGTAGTAATTGCATCATTAGTTGGACTAGATGAAGCACAAAAAACACTAGGAAGCATGGCACCAACATACTTTGTTGCTGTTGCTGGTATAGTTGCAGCGTTCTTTGGTTCGCAAGCATACACTAAAAAGAAGTAGGTAAAGTAAATGGCTGATACTCTCAACGAATCCTTAGTAAAAGTAACTGGTGAACTAAAAGAAGCAAATACTCGTTCGCTTGAAGCTACAAAGGAACTTGGTAAAATATCTGCGGCCCAAAAGGGTGAGTATAAGGAAATCGGTGCTGCTGTTAAAGATGCAGTAGGTATTGATAAACTAAAAGACGCAGTTATGAACTTGCCTGGCATGAATGTTGCCAAGGCAGTTGGTAATGTTGTAATGAAAAAACGTAGAGAGAAACAAGAACAAACAAATCTTGCAAAGCGTTTGGGTATCACCAGAGATCAACTACTACTACAAAAAGCAGAGCAAGAACTTGTACTTGCAAGAAAAGAAGAACAGGCAAAGTTAATTGAAGCGGCAGAGAAACTTGGTTTCAATGCAGATCAAATCAAGGGAATGAATGAGGAAGGTAATGCAGAACTAAAAAACCTTAGAGAATCTAATGGAAGATTTATTTCTGCTGCAAATGCATCCTCTGAAGACAATCTTCGTGCATTGAAAGATTTTGGTAAAGAAATATCTGACAAAATGCCTGAACCACCAACCCTCGCAAAGCCTGGGCCAGGCGGTGCATCAATGGTGGAAGATGCGGCAGAAGAGCGTATGATTAGTACATCAGCTCTTGAAGAACAACAAAGACAAACCTCATTACTAGAAAGAATTCTTGGAAGAACTATAGAAGGAAACGAAAATGATGAAGACAAGGGTGGCGGTTTCCTAGAAAAACTTGGTGCTCTAAGACTTGCAATTATGGGATTACCAGCATTAATTGGTGCTAAACTTGTAGCACTAAAAGCTTTTGCCAGCACAGCAGTTAAA